CATTGAGCCTGATGCATATTCTTGTAGACTAAACTGACGAAGTTTACTTCTGTTGTATATCGGTGTTACAGTAACAGAAATTTTACTTAGGATAGGAACCCATGTAGCTTGGCCAAAATTGTTAGACGAACATTTGATATAGTTTACATCTTCGGGTAAGTCAACTGAAAAACTTTTTACCACAACTGGAATAGAATTTAACACTCCGGGACCGTAGCCGCTTAGATTACAGATCACCGGTGGATTACCAGCGTTTGTGCTCTTACCAAAAAACATTTTAGTAGATGCTTTAAAAAATGTTGTGGCTTGTATCCAGTAGGCTGCATCTTGTTCTGTTTCGCAACTAAATTCACCAGATATTTGTATGTCGTCAACTGAGCTGCTTTTGTATGCTTGAAACGGATAGTTGCTGTGTACTGGATCAATAGCAGAGTAGTTGGCTTTAGTAGCTATAGTTATCGATGGGTTGTAGGGCCAAACTACTCCGTTGGTTTCTTGTAATAAGCTAAAAGCGTTATCTCCGAATAGTCCAAAGTTGCAGTTGATTCTAACACGCCAGTCTTCGGCATTGCCTGATTGTAGTTCTACAAACGATCCTCGTTGTTCAAACAACTCTCCGCTTGCTGGTAAATTTTTACCCCTAAACAAGCTAAGTACATTATTGAGCTGGCCTGCTCCTGAGGAAATAGCACTGGCAAATCCTCCTACAGCGCCTATTGCGCCGCCGATTCCTGCACCATTGATACTTCTTCCGATATCACCGGCAATGTTTGTAATGCTACCTATACCTTTTAATGCAGTACCTATGTCACCGAAGCCGCCTGCACTTAGACCGTTTAATGCCGATCCGATGCCGCCGCCTAGTTTGTTTACTGTGTCTTCGAGACCACGCATACCGGCATTCATGCCGCCACTACCGAAGCCACCGCCGAATTGATTAGTAACTGCACTGACTGCACTCTTAGCTGAACTAAGAATTGAGGAGAACGGATTGAGTGAAAGACCCATAAGAAATATTCCTTTTAGTCTATTTATTCTTGACAAAATGTGTTATTATATAAGTAATGGAGAACCCTATAACTATGACAATCAGTGCGCAACCACCTAAAATCAAGTACTTAACCAACAAAGATCTACTACGAGAAATACATCTAAGCAAGAATACTTACTGTAGTTTTACAAGTCCCGACTACAGCGAGTATGATTTAATTTTGCCAAATATCAGCAAAATAAATGTTAGAACAATTGCTGAAGCAAAAAGAAATCAAGCCTCTAGACTAAGCAAACGAGCTCACGAACTAGCAGTACTAACAGGCGGTAAAAAGCTACCTGCAAAAGAGTTTGAAGTAGATTATAAAACAATTAAAAAAGTAGATGTTGTGTTCCGCATCATGACCTTTGAACACATACCGTTAGCACCGGGTCGTAAGAAGACTCTCAAGAATACAGCTGACAGTCACGACAAAGTAAACTTTCCTCCCTTCCAACATTGGAAGTTTGACGACAATGAAAATCTAATACTGGTAGGAAAAAGTCATTGGAAGGGGCCGTTAGACACAGGCGAGTTTAACAAAGAGCACGGCAAGATGACTAACAACCTAGCCCGCATGTTTTTAAAACTTTGTGAAAGATACGCCACTCGTGGCAATGTTCGTGGCTACACCTACAACGACGAAATGCGTGGGCAAGCCATTCTCCAACTAACTCAAATAGGACTCCAATTCGATGAAAGTAAATCTGATAATCCTTTTGCTTACTATACTGCTGCTGTCACTAATTCATTCGTTAGAATTATCAACATTGAGAAACGCAATCAAAACATTCGAGACGATATTTTAGAAATGAACGGAATGAATCCCAGTTGGACTAGACAGAACAGTGGAGGTTCGGGAACCTATGGTGGAACTGGCGCAAGTTCTGGTGAAGGTGGTGGTGATTGGGATTGACCTTGGTGTTAAATGTTGTTAAACTAACTAAGGAGATTCTATGTCATTATTTAAAAAAGTAGCTTGTTTCACCGATATACATTTCGGTCTAAAATCAGGAAGCCGTACACATAATCAAGACTGCGAAGATTTCGTTGATTGGTTTTGTGATACTGCCATAGCACAAGGTGCAGAAACATGCATCTTCCTAGGCGACTGGCACCATAATCGTAATACTACAGATGTTAGTACTATGAACTACACAGTGTCAAACCTAGAACGACTGAGTAAATCCTTTGAGAAAGTCTATGTTATTCTAGGCAATCACGATGAGTTCTATAAAGACAAGCGTGAAATTCACAGTCTCGAATTTGCAAGATTGTTCCCTAACATTGAATTAGTAAATGAAACTATGACTGCGGGTGATGTAACTATCATGCCTTGGCTAGTAGGTGATGAGTGGCGCAGTGTATCTAAAATACAAAGTCGTTATATCTTTGGTCATTTAGAATTACCCTTGTTTATGATGAACGCTATGGTACAGATGCCGGATCACGGACAATTACAGAGCGATCATTTTGTCAATCAAGAATATGTGTTCAGTGGGCACTTTCACAAGCGGCAGAGCAAAGGCAGTATTACCTATATTGGTAATTGTTTTCCGCACAACTATGCAGATGCAGGCGATGATGATCGCGGTATGATGATATTAGCGTGGGGTGGTAAGCCAGAGTATCACACTTGGCCAGGACAACCTACTTTTAGAACTTACAAACTGAGTCAGATTATCGATCGCCCGGACGAATTGCTACGAGAGCGTATGCATTGCCGTGTGACTATCGACTTGCCTATTAGTTTTGAAGAAGCAAACTTTATCAAAGAAACATTTATGCCTCAGTATAAGTTGCGTGAGCTTATGCTGATTCCAGAAAAAGTAGATGTTGAATCCGGTAATGCTCCTATTGATATCAACTTTGAATCAGTTGATACTATTGTTATGAATCAAATCAATGCCATTGACAGCGATACTTTCGACAAAGGCCTGTTATTGGAGATCTATAGAGAACTATGATTAAAATTAAAAATCTAACTGTACGCAATTTCATGAGTGTGGGCGCACAGACGCAGGCCATTGACTTTGACAAAGGACAACTAACTCTTGTCTTAGGTGAGAACTTAGATCTAGGTGGGGATGACAGCGGAGCTCGTAACGGTACCGGTAAAACTACCATCATCAACGGTCTCAGCTATGCTATCTACGGCAATGCTCTAACTAACATCAAGAAAGACAATCTTGTTAACAAGATCAACGGCAAAGGCATGCTGACTACTGTAACCTTTGAAAAGGACGGTGTCAACTATCACATCGAGCGAGGTCGTAAACCTAATGTCTTGAAGTTTACTGTAAACGGTCACGCACACGAAGACAAGAATCAAGACGAAAGTCAAGGCGACAGTAGAGAAACACAAAAAGAAATCGAAGATGTATTTGGCATGACTCACGACATGTTTAAACATCTTGTGGCTCTGAACACTTACACTGAACCGTTTTTGAGTATGAAGGCTGCTGATCAACGAGCAATCATTGAACAGTTGTTGGGTATTACACAGTTAAGCGAAAAAGCCGAAGCATTAAAAGAACAAATTAAAAATAGCAAAGACTCTATTGTTACTGAGAACACTAAAATTGAAACTATTCGTTCTAGCAACGATAGAATTCAGCAGAGCATTGACTCGCTTGAGCGTAAAGCCAAGATGTGGACTGAACAGAACGAAGTCAGTGTTACTAATCTAGCAAGAGCCATTGAGAAATTGCTGGATATTGATATTGATCAAGAAATTCTAGCACATAGATCACTAGATGCATATAACGCCAAGCGTAAAAGTATTAACGAAATTTCTAGTTGGATCAAACGCTGTGAATTAGATGAAGCTAGAGAAAACAAAGATATAGAAAAACTCAAAGCGGATATTGCCAGTTTAGAAAATCATACCTGTCATAGTTGCGGACAAGGGTTTCACGATGACAAACAGGTAGCACTGCTAGAAAAGAAGCGTAAAGATCTGCAAGAAACTGCACTTCAGGCCTTGTCCACGAATACACAATGGATGGAACATACTGACGCTCTTAAGGAATTAGGTGAACTAGGCGAATGTCCTGTTGTGGTCTATGACAATCTTGAGCAGGCATTGAATCATAAAAACACTCTCAGTGGGTTTGAGCGTGATTTAGAAATCAAAGCAGCTGAAACCAATCCATATACCGAACAAATAGAAGAACTAAGACATACTGCGGTGCAGGTAATTGATTATAACAGTCTCAACGAGATGGTTCGTGTCAAGGATCATCAAGAGTTTTTGCATAAACTGTTGACAAACAAAGATAGTTTTATCCGCAAGCGAATTATTGATCAGAACTTGGCCTATTTGAATCAGCGACTGACCTATTATCTAGATCGCATAGGCTTGCCGCACACTGTTGAATTTCAAAATGATCTAAGTGTGATCATTACACAACTGGGTCAAGACCTGGACTTTGATAATCTAAGTCGTGGCGAACGCAATCGCCTGATCCTAAGTCTAAGTTGGGCGTTCCGTGATGTATGGGAGAATCTATATCAGGCTATCAACTTGCTGTTTATTGATGAATTAGTAGATAGTGGCATGGATGCATCAGGTGTTGAGTCAAGTATTGCTGTGTTAAAGAAGATGACTCGTGAAAGAAACAAGAATGTATTCTTGATCAGTCACCGAGATGACTTAACCAGCAGGGTGAATCATGTGTTGAGAGTTATAAAAGAAAACGGATTCACCAGCTATTCGAATGATGTGGAGATTGTTGCTTGACAACTGAATCTCACGATAAGATGATCCGTGCCTTTCAGGAATATTTCAAATGGCAGGATCGTTTTGAGTACAGAGGCAGCGACGAGGCAGGAGTAAAGGCACGGTATTGGCTAAGTGAAATACGCAACGAGGCATCAATTAGGCGAGTAGAAATACAAACAAAACGAGACGAACGAAAACAAGCCAGAAAAGGCATGGTAGGAAGGCCCCCCAAGATACATAAGGGATGACATGGTTGTATAAGAAAAAAATCGTTGAAGAAATCTCAGAAGAGTATATCGGATTCGTATATCTTATTACAAATGTTATCTCTGGACGCAAGTACATAGGCAAAAAACTAGCAAAATTCGCTAAAACAACATACAAAACAATCACACTTAAAAACGGCAAGAAGAAGCGAAAGAAGATTAGAGGCAAGATCGAACGCGACTGGAAGGACTATTAT